CGTAATTTAGATAAGAATAAAAAAATATATATACATTGTAAAGGAGGACATGGAAGGTCCGGAATTGTAGTCGCTAGTATATTATGTTATTATTATAATATTTCAGCTGAAGAATCTATCAGAAAAACTGGTAAATTTCACCAAGATAGAAAAGAAATGAAAGAAAAATGGAGAACTTTAGGATCACCTCAAGGTAAAAAACAAAAAGATTTTATATATAAGTTTTTTAAACCATTGAGATATAGTAATCATACTTCAGATTATAATTTTGATTTAAATAATAATTCTGATTACCCTGTAGAAATACTTAACGTAGGAACTTTTCCGAATGCTTATTTTGCTCTTCAATATTTTAAATGTCCAACTAACATTGAATATATAGAAAAATTAAAAAAAGGTATATTATGTGAAGTACCAACGGCAAAAGATTGGGAAGAAAAAAAAATACAATACATGTATGAAGTTTTAAAATTAAAATTTAACCAACATCCAAACATTAAAAATAAATTGTTAAACACAGGTTTAAGACCTTTGATAAAAGTATCTTTAGATACATTTTGGGGGGACGGAATGAATGGACAAGGAAAAAATACACATGGTAAAATATTATATAAGCTTAGAAAAGAATTTTTAGATTCTATATCTAATGATTATTTTCTACCGCAACAAGATAATTTATAAGGTTCTCCTACTGAAATTTTTTGTTTTTCAGGTTTTGTTTTAATATGTTCAGGTCTTTCTGGTTGACCAACTGTATCCCCGAAATCGTAAACTTGTCCCGGATATTGATTCATTTTTGTAATATCGAAACTGTAAACGGGATCTCCTGGGGGAAAAAATTTAGTATTACTTGTCATCATTGAAAAATCGTATTGACATGTATTTCCAAGTTTTGCATAACTCATTTTTATTTATGAATAAATATTTTTATATATCATATAAAAATATGATATATATATAAAATGTCTTCAACGCGATATTTAGAATTTGATTCAATGTACAGAGATAGAACTCAATATCCAAATCCTTCTAATTTTGTAATTGAAATTTCACAAACTGGTCAAACTAACAAAGATAATCCCAGAGATCCTATTTCCAACGCATCACCGCTGTTGTTTTGGAATAGCTCTTTTGACGAATCAAAATCAAGTACAAGTGTTACAGTATCTTCTATAGAATTGAGTAATTCATTAACAGACTCAACTAAAGTGATAATATCAACAATATCAAGTGATGTTTTAAGAAATGTTTTAAACTATTATGTAGGTGCTGTTTTAAAAATAGTAACATCATCTCCTCAACAATATAGATGCAGAATATTAGAATATCAAAGAATAACAAATACATCTGCCGAAATCTTATTAGGTTCAGCTTTACCTCAAAATATAGATTATTCAACCTGTGCTATTAGTATTGAAAATCCAACTTTCAATACAAATACAGCCACTATTCCAAAACTATTTATACCATCTTCTAGTGGTATAGATAATTTTTATAAAGGATATTATATACAATTAATAGATACAAGTTCAGTTATTTCTGAAACAAAAAAAATAATTAGTTATGACGGGACTACACATCTTGCCACATTAGAAAGTACAACTTCGACTAATTGGTTAAATGGTAATTATAATTTTGTTTTAAGAAAAGAACAATCTTGTAATTATGGAAAAATAGTAGATATTAATACATCTGGAAACATTATACAACTAAATACAACTGCTTCATCGATATATAATATATATAAAAATGGATATTTAAGAATGCTACAAACATTACCAGTTCCTCCTTTTTCTACTTTATCAGCTCCTTACGCAGAAGAACGTAAAATTATAAAATATATAGCTGGCGACGGAACGTTCACAAGTGTTTCAGCACCTAATTTTACAATATCTGTAAATAACAATAATGATTATACCGGAAGTTATTTTACATTTGGTGTTAATACCATATATATATCCAGTTATGATATAATTACAAAATCTGGTACATATGTAGGCGTTAATCCAACAGTAGGACAAACATTTTTTTGTAGAACTATTATATTACAAACACCGTTTAGCGTAAATCCTATTCCTAATAGTATAGAAAATTATGAAATAGAATGTTTTTCTAATGATAACTGGAATCCTTTTAATTATTCTGGAAGTCTAGTTTCTTCTCAGGAAATGGTATGTTACGAAGTAGAATTAGTAAATTTAGTTCTACCAAATTCGTTACTTTCTTCTGGTAGAGGCGGTAGACCTATATTTTACCCTTATTTTTACGTTGAATTACAACAAATATCAGCAGCATCCGGGGGGTTAAAAGGTATTATATATTCAAATAATCCAAATTCTTATAAAATGTTATTCAGAGCAGTAGTCGATGACACATCTCAACCTGTTTCTTCGCCATTTATAAAAATAGATAGTGATAGTATGATACATACTATAAAATTCAAACCAAACGATTCATTTAAATTTGCAGTTTATCATCAGAATGGAGAATTATTTCAAACCGTAGCTGAAGATTATTATTCTCCAAAAGCGCCAAATCCTTTAGTTCAAATAAGTGCAACGTTTTCATTTAAGAGAATATAAACTATAAATTAAAATGTCTAAAAAAATAGAAAACTTTATATCTAAGAATGAAATCAATTCTGCTATTAAAGAATGTTTAAACACGTATAATATAGAACTTCTTAAAATATTATTATATAAATATCCTATAACTACTGAAGAATATTATGATGCTTTTTTAAAACTAAAAAAAATTTCTGAAATTAAAATCAAATTATTATGTAATTGGTGTTCTTCAGAAGAACTATGTAAATTGTGGAATAAAATGTCAAAAGGGAATTTTCGTTGGAATAATATTAAATTAATATGGAAAGAAGAAGACAACCCTGATTATTATATTGTTATAAATTGGACAACAGAATATCATAAAAAAAATAAAACTATTTATTTTAGAATGGAACCTTTAGATACAGTAAAACATATATGGGATAAAGAATGGATATGTATAAATCCTTTTGAATATTTAAAAATTTTTACACATGAAATATCTTATAATAATTTAGAATGGCATTTATCAAAAACATATAACGAATTAATGTTAAATAAAGATATTGAAAAAACTAAAATATTTTCAACAGTATTAAGTGGAAAATATATTGATAAAGGACATAAAACTAGAATAGATTTTGTAAAATATATAGAAACAAAAATAGACATAGATGTATTTGGTGATAACAAATTTAATTATAAAAAATATAATGGAAAATTACCTTTACATTGCAAAGATGACGCTATATTACCTTATAAATATACTTTTAATTGTGAGAATAATCAGATAAATAATTATGTAACAGAAAAGCTTATAGATGGTATTTTAGGGGAATGTTTAGTTTTTTACTCTGGGTGTCCTAATATTTCAGAATTAATAGATAATAAAGCATATGTATATTTAGAATTAAAAGATTTTGAAAAAGATTATAATATAATTAAAAACGCAATTGAAAAAGATTTATATTCAGAAAGACTATTATATATAAAAAAAGAAAAACATAAAATATTAAACGAACTACAGTTTTTCCCAAGAATTGAAAAATTTTTAACTGAAATACAATTTAAGAATTTAAATATTTTATAAAAAAATGAAACAATACATTATTTGTAATTTTTGCGGTAACAGTGAAAATAAACATATGTTTAGACATATTTTTAATGCTAGAAAAATTTATAAAAATATTAATAATGAATACATAATGGACGCAAATGACTTTATTGAACATGAAAAAGTAATATGTGATACAGCTCAATGCAAACTATCAAAACAATTACATAACACTGTTGTGTGTAGTCATAATTTTATACCTAAAATTATAAAATACAGAAAAATAATTCTTACAGTTCCAGACGATGCTATATGTTCAAAATCAAATTGTTTCATACCTTTAGAAAAGCACAACAATATTAATACACATAAATTTTTAGTAAAAATCAAAATATTAAACAAGAGAGAAGATGATATAATTGTTATATCTCATTCAGATGAAGATATAAATATAGATAGTGAAATATTGAATTAAATTAACAAAAAATAATTTAATTCATGAAATGTTCTTCAGAAGGCATAATTAAACAATCTATTAAATGTATAATACCGTTATTGCATTTAATATCATATTCTATTACTTTACAACAATTATTTAAAGTTGATACATTTCTTAAAAAAGTATAATATAATTTCATAATAGGATTTTTAGTATAATAATATGAAACAGGTGATGATGTTAATAATTTTTTATCTACAATAGTATTTATTATACTCGACTTGACTATTTCTCTCGCTAAACCTATATCAATTTGATTTACAAAATCTTTAGAAATATTATTATCCAAAGGTATAAAAATAGTAGAATTAAATTGTAAATCATTCAAGTAACCTTCCATCATTGCTTTTTCTACTATTTTTTTAAATTGAGACATATCTTTTCTTTTAAATATATAATCATATACAGTATTTTTTGTCCTGCAAGGCTCCGACTCTATTGTATTTCTATAATCTATAAAATCATACATATGAGTATAATTTAACGATTGAATATCCGGACCGTAACTAACCATTATTTATTTTTTATAAAGATTTAAAAACCTTTTTGTTATTTAATAAAAAAATGTTTAAAATACGTTCTTCAAAAAATATTAAAGATGATATCGAATCACGAAAAAATACTTTACGATCCAAAAATTCGTTTTTAAATTCTATAGAAAACAGTGAAATATCTTCTATATTTTCCGACGAGTTTAAAAATAGTTTAATGAAAAAAGATACTAAAAAAAATAATGGTTTTTCTATGCAAAAAACAGGAGGAAATTTTATGATTAACCCAGATTATATGTAATTTTAAAAATTAATAATTTTTAAAATTTTATTTTTTCCATATTTCTTTTAATATTTTTTGAACTTTGTTAATGGAAACATTTTGAAATTTATTTTTTAAAACTAATAATTTTTGTTTTAAATTATCAGAACTTGTAAAAGAACCAAGTTCTTTTTCTTTGTCAATATAAAATTGTAAATTCTTTTTTTCAATATCTTTTATATTAGATTTTTCTAAAGATTTTAAACAAGCTTCTTTTCCTTCTTCGTATCTTTGAACATAATAAGCTACTATACTCATCATATGCCATCTAAGATAATGATATATAGTACTATCTACAAACAATATATTATTTGAAGGGTATTCAAGCTCGCATGCTTGTTTACAAAATATATATGCTATATTCCATTGATTTGTATTTTTATAATATTCTGTGATTTTAATTAAAGGTTCGGCTCTTTTCGAATGACTATAAGCTTTTAAATACCATTCAAATGTTATATTCCAATCATAATTAAGTTTTTTTGATAAATTACCACACCTTAAAAATGAATGAAAACGTTCTTCTTCGAAACCTTTTAATTCTGTTCTTAATTTTGAATATTTATATGCTTCT